TAAAAGCAAATGGATAATAAAGTAATTCAATTGTATAGGTGGGAAGTACATGAGTTTCCCTGGGGAACAGCAGTCCGGGAGCAGAGGACGGGAAAATGGACAAACATATTTCTCAAGCCTGATGGGCAAGAGATTGATGTAAGCTTGTTGGATGTTGAACTGCACGAAAACGGAATAGAGTTTTTAGATTATTAACGCCTTATGGCGTTTTTATTTTGCCCTTCTTTCGTATTGTCAGGGCATAAAGAGACAAGAACCCGAAACTGGCACTGACCAGTATAAAAAAGTATGGAGGTAGATTATTTATGGATTGGTTAAAGGAATTACTCAAAAAAGCTGGGGTTGAAGAAGGAAAGATTGATAGCTTAGTTGCTGACATCAACAAAGAGCTGCCGAAACACTTCATTCCCAAAGATAAGTATAACGAAGTGGCAGAGGCCAAAAAGAAGCTGGAAACGGACTTGCAGGCACGCGACGCGCAGCTTGAAGAACTGAAGAAGGCTGCCGGCACCAGCGAGGAACTGAAAAAGCAGATCGAAACTCTTCAGGCCGAGAATAAAAAAGCTAAGGAAGAGTGGGAAACTCAGATTGCAAAGATGAAACTGGATTTTGCGGTTGAAAGAGCACTGACAGCCGCAAAAGCTAAAAATCCGAAAGCTGTGAAGGCTCTGCTTGACATGAGCAAGGTGAAGCTGGACGGTGAGCAGTTGTTGGGGCTGGATGATCAGCTTAAGGCCATTCAGCAGAGCGACCCGTATCTTTTTGGCGACCCCGGCAAAGTGGGCAGCGGCACAAACCCGCCCGGTGCCGGAAACCCAGAAGTAAACCCGTGGAAAAAAGAAACTTTCAACCTTACGCTGCAAGGCAGAATCTTGCGGGAGGATCCGGCGAAGGCTGCGAGAATGAAAGCAGAGGCGGGAATAAAATAATCTTATGAGGTGATAAAATATGGCAAAAACACAAATTGCTGATGTTATAGTGCCTGAAGTTTTTAATCCTTACGTTATTCAGCGCACTGCTGAACTTTCAGCTCTTCGCAGAAGTGGAATTATCTCCACCAACGAAGAGCTAAACCGTCTGGCACAGTCCGGTGGTAGACTTATCAATATGCCCTACTGGGATGACCTTACCGGCGACGATGAAGTGTTAAGCGATAGCGGCGCACTGACCCCGGCTAAAATCACTGCCGGCCAGGATGTGGCTGTACTCTTAATGAGAGGTAAGGCATGGTCTGTTAATGACTTGGCAAAAGCCTTATCCGGCGATGACCCTATGGGTGCGATTGCTGACCTGGTGGCTGCGTATTGGGCACGGATGGAGCAAAAAACCCTTATCGCCATCCTGAGCGGTGTATTTGCTACCGCCACTATGGCTGGCGCTGTAAAAGACATTGCCATTGATGATGGCGCAAAAGCTACCGATGCCAATCTTATCGGTGCAGAGGCCATCATTGACGCAGCCTATCTGCTTGGTGACGCGGCGGACAAGTTGACTGCTATTGCCATGCACAGCGCAGTTTACGCAAGATTACTGAAGTTGAACCTGATTGATACCGAACCTACCAATGAGCAGAACATTGGCTGGGGGACTTACTTAGGTAAAACCGTAATAGTAGACGACGGCTGCCCGGTGGCTGATGGTGCGGTGAGCGGAAAAAAGTACACCACCTACCTGTTTGGAATGGGCGCTATTGGCCTTGGTGAAGGCGCTGCCCCGGTGCCGACCGAAACCGACAGGGACAGTCTGGCCGGTGATGATGTGTTAATTAACCGCCGGCATTATATCCTGCATCCGCGCGGTGTAAAATTCACTGATGCCAGCGTGGCAGGCTCCAGCCCGACCAATGCGGAGCTGGCTAACCCAGCCAACTGGGAGCGGGTATACGAGCAGAAAAATGTGCGTTTGGTGAAATTAGTGACCAACGGCTAAAAATGATGGGGCAGTACCTGCTGCCCCTAAATCTATAAGGGGTGATAGTATGGGACTTGCGGCATTTAACCGTATGAGACGTTTAAAAGCGGAAAAAGAAGCCAATGAAAAGGCTCAACTTGAAGTTGAGAAAGAGCAAGCACGATTAGAAGCGGAAAAATCACAACAGAAACAACTTGAGCAGGAACAAGAACAATCTGAACAGGAACAAACTGAATCGGAAAAACAAAATAATGAGGCGGAAGAGGAGGCGGAGGCTGAATGTCAATCACAGTCGGAGAAAACAGTTATATCGACATCGCAGGAGCAGATGAGTACTTCTCAGGACGCCTCCACGCAGAAATCTGGGCAGGAGCAACAGAACCAGACAAAGATAAAGCCCTCCGGCAAGCAACAAAAGTAATAGACCGGCAGCCGCTGAAAGGAAAAAAGACTGACGCTGAGCAGACGCTGGCTTTTCCTCGTTACCCGGACAAAGAAGTACCCCAGGCAGTGATAGAAGCCTGCTGTGAAGAGGCCCTTGCATTGTTAGAGCGTGGCAACAGCCAGAGAAGGACGTTGCAGCAGGAAGGAGTACAATCCTTTTCCCTGGGCAATATGAGCGAAACTTTTGTACAGGGTGCTGGCAGGGGTTTGCTCAGTCAAGAAGCAAAGGAGCTATTGCGTCCTTGGTTGCTGGGGAGTGTATTTATAACATGATCAAAAATTACCTCAATCAGACAGCTATATGGAAAAGGGTTGTTGGCCAGAACATGTACGGTGAACCGGAGACGGAGGAGCAGGAAATCAAGGTCCGATGGGAAAGTAAACGCCGGTTAGTGCGAGACAAGGAGGGACATGAAGTAGTTTCTGAAGCCAGGGTTTTCTGCATAGAAGCGGTTAAGCCTGGCGATATCCTTAACTATGATAACAGAGATTGGCCGGTGATAGCTGTCTCTACTATATCGGGGTTGGATGGCATTGAAAGCCACCGGGAGGTGGCGGTATAATGGCCAAACGTAGTCGATGGCGGATTAAAGAAGCTGTTAAAATTGCAGAAGAAGCTGGTTTGAAGGCTTTGCGCGCCGGGGCAGAAGCAATACTCACGGAAGCCATAGATGAGACACCAGTTGATACAGGCACTCTGCGCCGGAGTGGGACCGTAACCGTGGGAGCATTGCCGGACGGTGCGCAGGTATATGCGGCAGCCAAAGCAAGTACGGAGATGAAAGATGCCTTCCCAGGGAGAAACGGCAAGGAAAAGGCTGTTTATATCAGCTTCAATACTCCCTATGCCCGGCGGCAGCATGAGGAACTTGGTTATGTTCACCCTGTGGGCGGAAAAGCAAAATATCTGGAGGACCCTTTTAACAGAAACAAAAAGAAAGTCATAAAATTAGCGGAGCTTAAAATAAGAAAAGCTTTGCGGGAGGCAGACTGATTGCGGGAGTTAAGGAGTGATGCCGATGTGATGTTGAACGAAATAGGAACATATCTTCAGTCCCAAGGAATAGGCAACCTTGGGTCTGATATTTTTCTGGGACTGATGCCGGACCAACCGGATAACTGCATAGCACTGTTTGAGTACGCAGGCAGTCCGCCGGACCTGCACTGGAACGGCGAGTATCCGGGCCTACAGGTGCGGGTAAGAAATAAAAGCTACGGTGCTGGCCGGGCAAAGATCGGACAGGTAAAACGGGAGTTACACGGGCTGCATGAAACAACTTTAAACGGCACCCGGTATTTGCTTATCAAGGCCCGTGGGTCCCCGGAAGTTTTAAAACGAGACGCGGGTAACCGAGTGGAGTGGTTCCTGAATTTTGAGATTATCAAGGAGAGTGATTAGCAATGGCAATCGTGGGCAAGGGCGGAAGTGTTTATATCAAGGCAAACAAAATAGCCGAGATAGCAAACTGGAGCTTGGACTTGGGTGCAGACGATGTTGAAACCACCAATTTTGACTCCAATGGTTGGAAGGAATTTTTAGCTGGTCTTAAAGAGTGGAGCGGCAGCATCGAGGGCAATTTCAAGCCAGATGACACGAACGGCCAAAAGGCAATCCTCAATGCCTGGCTGAACGGAACGGCACTGAATTTCGAGTTTAGGGTATCCGACACAGTGACTTTCACCGGCTCAGCCCTCGTCAAGCCGTCAATCGAGGTGCCGGTAGACGATAAAGCGTCGTTTAGTTGCGACATCCAGGGAACCGGTGCATTGACATTACCGGCTTAAGGAGAGTGATTAGGTTGGCAATCGTGGGAATGGTTGGGGCGGTATACGTTTCTGACGTAAACACTGCCCCTGTATCTTTTGTTGATGAAGCGACGACGCCGGATGCAGAACACAAAAGATATCAGATTAACAATGAGGCATATCGATATTGGCCCCTCGATACAGAGATAGTGGTTGAGGTTGATGGTGTGCCGGTGTCAAGCGGATTTACACTTGAACGTGCTGGGGGTTATGTGGTATTCGATACAGCACGTGATCCGCTTGAAGCAGTCACTGTATCGGGTGAAGCATTAACGCTTATCCAGGCCGGAGGATTCTTTAACTGGAGCGTGGACGGCGATGGAGAGGACGCCGAAGCTACCACGTTCCAGAGCCAGGGCTGGAAAGAGTTTGTTCGGACTCTGAAAGGCTGGTCTGGAAGCGCTGAAGCTTATTGGGGTGATCGGCAATTCTTTGATTCCCTGGGGCAAACTATTGTTGTCAAACTTTTTGTTGATTCCGGACCTTCGCAATCCTGCCTGGAAGGTTTCGCTGTTGTAAACGGAGACGGCATTGAGGGGCCGGTTGACGGTTTGGTTCAAGAGACAATAGATTTTACTGGCACAGGACCGCTGTATCTAAGGATGTAGGAGGGTTACTATGCGAAACAAAGTAGTAAGCTTTGCTGGTAAAGAGATAAGGGTTGAAGAAAAGAAAATCGGCGAACTGGAGAAGATCGTGGCTGATATTTTCCCCGAATCCAAGGGCAACATTCAAAAGGTGGACCTGGGTAAGATCCTGGAACAGACAGGCTTTGACCTGTTATATAAGAAGTTACCGCTTATCTTCCCTGAGCTTACAAAAGACGATGTGAAGAATGCCTACATGTCTGAGATTGAGGCTCTTGTGGAGGCGTTCATTGACGTAAATTTTCAGGGAATAAAGCGGCTGATAGGTCCGCTAATGAGTTTGATTCAGGCTGGGATTCAGCCTGGCTCTCAGCGGAAGTAATTGTTTTACTGGCTCGGGAATTCGGCTGGACGTTAGAAGATATGCGCCAGCTTACGCCGCGGGAACTTGTAGCTATTTTGAACGAACTACAGCGGCAAAAGATAATAGAACAGTACAATGAGCAACACAACAAATGGGCATTTTTAGCTGCAGTAATAACTAATGGCTTTGGTACTCTTTCGAGCGTTATTGCCAGCGCTTTCGGAGGCAAGAAGCGCAAGCCAAAAATGGTAGAACCGGACGACTTCATGGGCAAAGAGGCAAAAAAAATGCTCCAGCGGTTGCTGGGGCAGGAGCCGGAGCAGAAGAACTGGAGCAGGCATATCGAGGATGCAAAGGCTAAGGGGCTGAGATGCCCCTAATTTACTGAAACCGTGAAATTGGCCTCTACTGTATCGAGAGCCTTACCTATCCAGACCTTGGAGTAAATATTTATTTGCTTTGTTCCCATAGGTAACGGTGGAAATTTAAGTTCACCTTTTTTTGTTACCCCTGGGCGCAAAATATCAATAAAGGTCATGTCATAATCGGATGGCCCGTCAAATTGGGTAGAACCAGCTACAATTTGCGTTAAAGATGCCGGGAAATCTACATCCTGATTGGTATTATTAGTAATTTCCATTTCCAGAGTAGTGCCAGCTGATGTAGCATTTACCGAAACCAGTGTTACCGTAACTCCTTTTTCGCTAACCGTTAAAGGTGGTTTTGTGCCAGTAGGCTTCTGAGAAGAAGGCTCTGCTACAGTACTAATTATCACAGTTTCATTTTCAGCATCCCAGGTTATATCAGCGCCCAAAGCTTCACTAACAAAACGAACTGGCACCATTGTTCTGCCCTTAAAATTAATAGCTGGAACATCTCCTTTTATTTCTTGGCCGTCAACAATAACCTTGACAATAGGGTAACCTTCAAATAGACCGTGCATGGAAGCAAAGCTAACAGCGCTTAACACTAATATGAAGACTACACAAATACTTACTACAGCTACTTTTTTACACATGGAATCACTCCTTTGGATAATTATAGTTTTTATAAATATTCTGCAAAATGAGGCGAATTCCTGCCTCGTTTTTTATTGGCGGTGATTATATGCTAGTAGGCGAAGTGTTTGCCCGTATGGGGCTGGACAGTAAGCAATATGAAAAAGACTTAAACAGGCTTGAAGGGGTAACCCGCAAGCAGGCCACAACATTGGGAAGCATCTTCAAGGGTGCTTTTTCTGTTGCACTAGGTATGGGCATCTTTGAAGCAGTGCAACGGGGATTCCGTGCAATTGTGGGTGAATCTATAAATTTCAACAGTATGATGGAGCAGGCGACAATCGGCTTCACCACCATGCTTGGCAGCGCAGAAAAGGCACAGGCTTTCTTAGACGAGATGGCCGACTTCGCCGCCAGGACACCATTCGAATTCCCGGACCTCTTGGAAAGCACAAAGCGGATGCTAGCTATGGGCTTTGCTGCTGGGGATGTACTGCCTACAATGGAAGCTGTGGGCAATGCTGCAGCCGGCCTTGGCCTTGGCAGAGAAGGTATTAACCGTATTACCTTAGCCCTGGGTCAAATGCGAGCAAAAAGCAAAGTAACCGGCGAAGAAATGCGGCAACTCACTGAGGCTGGCGTCCCGGCCTGGGAAATGCTAGCCGAGGCAATGAATATGACCACTGCCGAAGTAATGAAGATGTCCGAAAAAGGTCTTATCCCTGCCGAAAAAGCAATTAAAATCCTGACAGAAGGCATGAACAAACGCTTCCCTAATACGATGAAAAACATGGAGAACACCTGGCAGGGCGTAACCTCCACGATTAAAGACGTCTGGAGGATGACGATCGGAGCGTTGACTTCAAATTTATTCAAGGGCTTAACCACATGGTTGCAGGGGGTACGGGACTGGGCGACAGATTTTTATAACATTTTCCGGCAGTATGGGCTTGAGGCCGCTTTAAGTAAAAGTTTCGGCGCTGAATTCGCGGCAATCGTCAATATCGTAAGAAGCGCCGTAGGCGTAATTATAAAATATTTTGTCTGGTGGTACGGCGTATTAAAACAAAACTGGACGTTGGTTAAATTTATAACCACGGCCCTTGTTATTTATGCTGTAACTACCAGGACGGCGGCAGTTGCAACGTCGGTATTTTCCGCGGTAAGTTTAGCGCTCAACGGGCAGCTTGCGGCCAAGATCCCGCTCCTCAGCTTAGTTAGTACCGCGATGGGCATCTACAAAGTGCAGATGGCACTGGCGTCAGCTCAGGGTATTGTTCTTACCGGAGTTATAGCGAAACTTCGAGTAGCATTATATTCTCTATGGACTGCCCTTGGACCTATTGGTTGGGGGATTATTGCTATATCTTTAGCTCTTGGGGCTGGAATAAGCATTTGGAACAAATATAAATCTGCAATTGAACAAACCAAACTACAAGATACTTTAGCTGATGTTGGAAAACAATCTGAAAAAGCTGGGAAATCCACCAAAAACGCAGCCGACGGTACAGAGGAATTAGCCGATGCTACAGAAAAAGCAGGCAGGGCGGCAGGCAAAAACTTACAATCGTTTGACGAGGTTCATCAGCTTATGGATGATACTGCAGGCGCAGCACAGGACATTGCAGCAGGTTTGGACTTGGGTATACCGGAAACAGAAGGGTTAGATAAGGCGTTCGAACTAGGGGTTCCAGACATGAGCAATATTCAAGCATCTTGGAAGGAGATCTTGTCGGCAATTTGGCAGGATATCGTCGGTTGGGCTGGCAGGGTTAAAGAACGGCTTGGCAATCTGTGGGATGGTATAAGAAATATTGCCAAAACTTACTGGAGTGGTGTTTTTGATGTAATTAGTACTGCCTGGAATGGTATTGTAAACGTAACACAGACTGCTTGGCACGAGACATGGAAGCTTTTGCAGACTTGCTGGCAAAATGCAGTTAAACTGGCGACTGATGTATTTGGTGCTATCTGGAATTATATCAAGGGAACTTGGGATAATATCAAGAATACAGCTGTTTCTATCTGGAGCGCTATTTGGATGTTTCTACAGAGCCAGTGGGAGACAATCAGGAGTTTTGCAGTTAATATATTCAGTATTATCAGAGATTTTATCTTGGGTAAAATTGACCTGCGGACAGCAATAAGCTTAATTTGGAACGGAATTAAGACCTTTTTCTTCAGTAGCTGGACCAATATCAGGGATTTTGGAGTTAATATCTGGACTGCATTAAGGGTTTTTTTCCTGAACCAGTGGTCGTTAATTCAGGGACTTGCAGTAGCTATTTGGACTGCGATAAAAGAATTCTTTGTAGGGAACTGGGAAGCGACGAAAGAGGCTGCCAGTAATATCTGGCAAGCTATAAAAGACTTTTTCAGTAAAACCTGGGAAAGTATAAAAACCGCAGTGGTGGAATATTGGACGGCAATCCTTGAATTTCTGGGCATAAACTGGGAAACGGCAAAACAGAAAGCATCGGAAATCTGGCAGAGGATTAAGGATACAATAACGAGCCTGACAGCAAGCGTAAAAGACAAAATTGTGGAAATATGGAGCCAGGCGAAGAATAAACTTCTGGAACTGTGGGATGGAATTAAACGTGGCGCTCAGGATAAATGGGACCTGGTAAAAACAATAATAAAAGGCGCTATAAATGGCATAATCAGCATGATCAACAAGTTTATCAAAGCTTTCAACAAAATCGAAATCAAAGTGCCGTCAGTTGATATTCCCCTTGTCGGTACCGTCGGCGGCTGGTCAATCCGCGTCCCACAGATACCGGAAATTCCCATGCTGGCCGAAGGCGGCCTGGTAACCGACCCAACTTTAGCAATACTGGGAGAAAAAAGGCCGGAAGCAGTAATACCCCTGGGCCGTAGCGGTTTCGCTGATGATATGGCAAGCACAATATCCAAAGCGGTATATTCGGCCATAAGGGACGCTTTTCGGGTGGTCCAAGCTGAAGGAACAACACA